GGCTGCCGGCGCCGAGCGTGCACCAGGTCACCAAGCACGGCTGGAAGACGGTACACGGCAAGAAGGTCAAGACGAGCTGGAAGGTGTGGGAATGAACGCAGACGAGCGCGAGATCCTCGGCGTCGACGACGCGAAGGGGCTTTCCAACCTGCGCGACGCGGTGGTGTCGCTCCTGGTCCGCGACGACGAGCGCGAGAAGACTCGCAAGGAACTGCGCGCGGCAGACGACCACTGGCGCCAGCGCATGGAGGAGAAGACCGACCGACAGTACGAGGTCATCGACGCCCTACGCACCGCCGTCGAGCGCGTGCCGACCCTCGTCGACGAGCGCACCAACGCCGGCATCGCGGCACACCAGGAGCGCACCAAGAGCGCCGGCAAGTCCAAGATCACTGTGCTCATCATCTTCGGCATTCTGCTGGCGCTCGCCATCGCCGTCACCCTCGAGTTCGTGGATCACGAGGAGATCGCCGGCGTCGTACTAATCGTGCTCATGCCCGTTATCACACTCGGCGGCTGGTTCATCAGTCGTCGCGACTAGGAGGGCGACCGTGAGACTCCCGCGCGTCGTCATGGTCGCCCCAGACTCCAAGGCCAAGACGCTGCCGAATTGCGGCTCGGGCTACAAGTTCGCCGAGCTCTTGCGCCGGATCTGCGACCTGATGGTGATACCGGCCGACTCATATGAGCTCGACGGGGCCCTGCGCTATGCGGATGCCGTCGTCGTGCGCGCCGACCGTTGGGCACATCAGCGCCTGGCGCTCAACCACGAACTGCCGTACTTGCTGATCGCCCACGATCTTGCCTGCATGCGCGACCCCGAGTGCGGTCTCGACGACCAGGAGCGCGAGACGATCGAGGCTGCTGCCGCGGTGGTCTTCATCGCCCGAGGCCTGCACGATTACGCGTCCGAGCACTACACCGTGCCGGCGCACGAGATCATCGCGTTGCGGCCTCTGGCACGTGACCTCGACTTCGAGCCGCTGCCGAGGATCCCGCACAGCCTCGTGTTCGCCGGCGGCGCCCTCGGGCTCGACGTGGCCGGTAGCCCATGGGCATACCGAGTAAACCACTCGGCCTTCGCCGCCGCCGTTCATGGTGGCTGGCAGATGCACATCTATCCGTCGGTCGAGCACCCGGAGGCATGGCAGCAGCTGCGGGAGCTCGGCTGCGTGATACACAAGCCCGTGCCCGAGCGCTTCCTGCCGCAGGAGCTCTCGCAGTACACGGCCGGCCTGCAGATCTTCAACACTGACGATGCCCCGCCGTCTTCGCTGCGCTACTCGCGGCTTGCGTGGCCGAACAAGTGCTGGCTCTACCTGAGCGCCGGCATCCCCACCGTCGGGACCAACCCCGGCTTCGAGTCCTGCTCGATCTACGAGGGCCGCTGGGGCATCGTGCTCGACGGGGCGAAGGAGCTCGCCGACCTGCGCGAGGAAGACCTGCCGGCGATCGACGAGAGCGTGCGACGCGCCGAGGTGATCGATGGCGACCTGCCCAAGCTTGCGTCGCTGCTCTCGCTGGTGATCAAGTGACCGATAGGCTCGCGGCCGATGTGGGGCAGTGGTGAACCTTCGGTAGGCCCGACTACGACGCCGACGCGACGACGAGATCCGCGGGCCCCACGCCCCCCGTGCGCGCCCCCGCCAGGAGTACTAGAATCGGGCCGTCCGGCACGCGGACGAGAGGTCTCTGGAGGAAGCGATGAATAACAAGCTCCTGTCATCGCTAAAGCTCGACCGCTACATAGCGGTTGTCGTGGTGAAGGACCTCGTAGGCAACAAGAGGGCTTTCTCGCCGATCGTGGGGGTCAACCTGCAGTACGGCCGAGGGTACCCCGAGTTCTTTGTCAACATCCTGAACGTCCAAACGGACGGGACCGGGTTGGGTGCTGACCCTCACTTCAGCGGACACGGAGACATCGTAGCCTTTCGCAGCAGTCCCTCTAGTGATCTGGGCCACACACCGCTTCTGAAGCCCTTGAATGACCGCGACAACCCAATGGAGTCGCTGTTCAATCTCCCGAAGCATCTCTTCCTGCCTGGTTACAACAAGCGGGCGCTTTCCGGGGTCAAATACCGTTGGACCATCGCTGCGTCCGCCATTCAAGACGGCCTGCATTTCGACTTCAGGTTCTGGCCAGAGAAGAGACGGCCTACACCGGAAGATATCCAGGGGGTCTATGCGATGGGGGGTCGTGGCGAGCCCCTGCGGCTCTTCGTTCACGACGAAGCCCCGAACGTCGTTACGCTTGCCGTCCATCAAGGTAGCCCCAACATTGAGATCGCGCTCAGTTTCCAGATAGATCAGCCACTTGAGTCATCGGCTGATGAGTATGGGTCGGTCTACTCGCGTGAGACTATCGCGATTGGCGGCCCAAGAAAGACTTGGAAGAACTGATTCGGCGGCCTCCTTCCGCCACACGGGGGGTGCATGATAACCTGCCCGTCGTGCCCCCCAACACCCTCTACTACGGCGACAACCTCGACGTCCTGCGCCGCTACGTGAAGGACGAGACGGTCGACCTTGTCTACCTGGACCCGCCCTTCAACTCCAACGCCACGTACAACGTGCTGTTCGCCGAGCACTCCGGGGAGAAGGCCGCCAGTCAGATACAAGCCTTCGAGGACACGTGGACGTGGGACGAGCAAGCGGCCCGCGCCTACTTCGAAACCGTGCAGGCCGGCGGCGCGGTTGGCAACGCCCTCCAGGCGTTCTTCACGCTCCTGGGCGAGTCGAACATGATGGCGTACCTCGCCATGATGGCTCCGCGCTTCGTGGAGCTGCATCGCGTCCTGAAGCCCACCGGCAGCATCTGGCTTCACTGCGACCCCACGGCCAGCCACTACCTGAAGCTGCTCATGGATGCGGTATTCGCCCCTGTGAACTTCCGCAACGAGGTCGCGTGGAAGCGGACGTCGGCGCACAGCGACTCCAAGGTGCTTGGCAAGGCCCACGACGTGCTGCTGTACTACTCGAAGGGCCTGGGCTTTGTCCACAACAAGCTGTTCCAGCCTTACGACGACGAATATGTGGAGTCGCACTACCGCTTCGTCGATGAGAAGGGTCGGCGCTTCCGAACGAGCGACCTCACGGCCGGAGGCCTGAGCGGCGGCGGATACACCTATGAGTGGAAGAGCGTCACGCGCATATGGCGATGCCCGCCGGAGCGGATGGCTGAGTGGGACGCCGAAGGGCGCATCCGCTACACCCGCAATGGTACTGCCGAGTACATCAGGTACCTCGATGAGATGCCGGGCATGCCAGGCCAAGATGTGTGGACCGACATCCCGCCCATCAACGCTCGGGCTGCCGAGCGCCTAGGCTACCCCACCCAGAAGCCCGAGGCCCTGCTGGAGCGCATCATCCTGGCCAGCAGTGACGAGGGCGACGTGGTGCTTGATCCCTTCTGCGGCTGCGGCACGGCGATCGCCGTCGCTCAGCGTCTCAAGCGCCGCTGGGTCGGTATCGACATCACTCACCTTGCCATCAACCTCATGAAGCACCGGCTACTAACCGCGTTCGGGGAAGGCGTGAAGGCCGAGTATGAAGTGATTGGCGAGCCGACCGACATCGAGGGCGCCCGCCAGCTCGCGGCGGACGACCCGTACCAGTTTCAGTGGTGGGCGCTCGGCCTAGTCGGCGCGCGGCCGGTGGAGCAAAAAAAGGGCGCGGACAAAGGCATCGACGGCCGCATCCTCTTCCACGAGGGCAACCCCACCGACGTCAAGCACATCATCCTGTCAGTGAAGGCGGGAGCGAACCTCCATCGCAACTTCGTCCACGAGTTAGGCGGAGTCGTGACACGCGAGGGCGCGGCAATCGGCGTGCTCATCACTATGGAGAACCCCACGAAGCCGATGCGTGAGGAGGCCGCTTCGGCGGGCTTCTACCAATCGCCCTGGGGCAATCACCCTCGCCTTCAGCTACTCACAGTGCCCGAACTCCTGGCTGGCAAGCGTATCGACGCGCCGCCGATGGGGCAGGTCGGGCAGACATTCAAGAAGGCGCCGCGGTCGCAGGCTGAGCACGAGGCGCTGGAGTTGGATCTCGACACGTAGACCGCTCACAGGAAGCCGTCACGTCACACTGCCCCTGTAGAATCAGATCAAGGAGCGGTCCAGATCCACTGCCGGGCGACTGGATTCCAGCCTCCGGCCTCAGGAACAGGAGCGAGGTATGGACACTGATATCTCCAAGATCAGAGATGCGTTGCCGCCAGACGCCGCAGAGGCTCTGATCAAAGTGCTCAAGTCTTTCGACGAGCGACTTCGCCAGCTGGAAGACATCGACCTCCGCGCCATCGCCGATGAGGCCATTGCAGCGGACCATGTTGCTGCAGAGCGAGCTGCCCGTATGCGTGCTCGACTCTGACCGAAGAGAGTCAGCCGCCTGCTCACTGTTTGCATGCGGCGACTTGACATCCTGAGACCCTAGTTCACACGCACCTTCCCGGAGCTGACTGCTCCGACCCGCAAAGGCCCGCTCCGGCGGGCCTTTTGCGTTCTCTAAGACGTCTTAGCTTCCCTCGATTCCCTCCACTAGCTTGAGAGCCTGACGACGGACTGCGGGCCGTCCGGGAGATCGTGCGAGTCTCCCCCTAGCCTCGCCCGGTGCCCCCAGGCCGGTCCTGGGCGGCCCGCAGTCCGGGCCCGTAGGCGACGGAAGGATGGATGGTGAGACGTGCGCTGGCTCTCGCGTTGCTTGTTCTGGCTTTCCTGCTTCTTGATGCTGCGTGCGCAGGCGCGTCGCCGGCGCCACTACGCGGTGTCGCGCTATCATCGGCCTCCGGTGCGCCAGCTGCCGCCGCGGCCGTACCCGGTGCCGCTCTCGATCGAGGAGCGACTGCGGGCCCGACGCGCGCGGTCCTTCGCTGGCGGCTCCTGCTCTGGCAGCGGCTCACGGTCTGGCATCGGCGCTTCGGACTGCGCCCTACCCTCCGTGACCTGCAGACGGGTCTCTACATCATGTACCGCGAGTCGTCCGGGAACCCGCTCTGCGTCACCGGGCGCTTCTGGGGGCTCTACCAGTTCGATGCCTACACCTGGGGGCGAGGCTTGAACCTTTTCAGCCCGCTGACCAACGTCAGCCTCTTCTGCAAGGCCACGGCACGTAACGAGCGGCATCATCGCTGGCAGTACCGGCCCTGGCCCTGGTACCACGGCTGGCTGCCTCTCTCCTGGCGCCATATCCACGTCCCGGGGTACTCGCCATGAGCACCGGGACCATCGTCCAGATCGGCATCGTGGTGTTGCTGCTCATGGTGCTCGTGGTCTCTTGGTTCCGCGGCCTGCGACAGCCGGATGAGCGCATGCCACACATCCGGCATCCACAACGTCACAACGTCCGACACGGAGGCGCGAAGTGAAGGTATCTCCACAGAAGCTCCGGTTCTTGAAGGCAGCCCTGCAGGCATGGGGCCTGCTACCAGAGCGGGGCGCAACCACGAAGACACAGGCTAAGCGCATCAAGCCGCAGCTGCTCATCATGGGGCCGCCCGCGCGCTTCGTGCGCCGCCAGTTCAAGCTGGCCCACGGCTGGCCGGCGACCAACAAGTGGGACGCCCAGACGATCAAGGCGCTGGCGCGCTATGGCCCCCAGCCAGCCACGTCGCCCAACGGCATCGACTACGCCGGGGGCTATGCCTCCGCCCTGCCGGCACAGTTGAAGGCGAAGAGGATCCTGACGTGCTTCCGCTACTTCGCCTACTCGGCGTGGAAGTCGATCACGAAGAGCGAGTGGCAGGGGCTCGACTCGGCCGGCATCTGTGTGGCGCCTCTCTACGAAGAGGGCGCCAGCTCCATGCTCGACGGAGCCCCGTTCGGCATACGGGCCGCGCTGCGGGTGCGCGACGCGGTGCACGCGTTCGCCGGCAAAGGCGCCACGTTCACCATCCTGCTCTGCGCCGACTTCGAGGTCCGGCTCTGGCATAAGCCGGCGATCAAGCGCGCCATGTTCGCCGCGGCCAAGGAGCTCGGCGGCAAGGAGTGGGTCTCGGGCTACGGCGACGCCACCTTCTGCCGCTGGCTGATCGCCTGGGGCTTCCCGGCGCCGCTCCAGTGCACGGCCTGGAGCTACGGCGTCTGGGTCAAGGGCGCCTGTGCCCAGCAGCATCTGGGCCATCCGTACGGCTCCCTTCCCGGCATCGGCCTTGACTACGACGCTGACGTGATCACCGGCACGGTGGGCGTCATCCGGAAGGCGGCATGATGGCCGTCTCACTGAGCAGAGAGAGCCGCCTGCGCATCAAGGCGCACGGGCTCATCAGCAAGGGTGAGGAGCTGCGGACCGCTTGGGACGCGGAGCTCGACCAGCTCCTCGAGACGACGACGGCGGACATCGAGAGGCGTCGCAGCGACTTCCATGCCGATGCTGACCGTCTCATCGCCGAGGGCCGGAAGATGCTGGCCAGCATCAAGACGCCATGACGCACGGCTTCGAGTGGGAGGTGGTCAAGGAGCCGCCGCCGCACGGTCGACGCGGACGTCCATCTCTGTACGCCACCACGCTGTCCGAGTTCCTAAAGACCGGCGTCGATTGCGTGTGCGTCGACGTCGGGATACGCACGCCCGGCCGCGTCGTCAACGGCTTCGCCTACGCGATCAAGACAGCCAAGGCCGGCCACCTGATCCTCGTCTGCCAGCGACAAGGCAAGGTCTACCTCCAGCGCAAGGATGGCAGATGACCGGCGAAGGCCGCACCAAGGTCTGCACAAAGTGCGGGCATGAGAAGCCGGGCGGTACTACCAGGCCCATCCAGAGTACATGGCGGAGAAGCACCAGCGGCTATCACGTCGACCACGTCACGCCGCTTGCGCTTGAAGGCAGCGATGGACCAGAGAACATCGTCCTCGCCTGCTCCCACTGCAATCAGAGCAAGGGAGCCAAACACCCGATGGACTTCGCCGGGGTGATGTGTTGAGTGACCTACTGAGCACTCCGAAAGCTGTTGTGTACCTGAAGAACCTGCTCGGCCTTGAGGTGCCGGCAGATCGTCTCACCTACGCCTACAGGACCGGCAACCTCAAGGCCGCCAAGGTCGGAGGCCGTTGGTACACGTGGGCGGAAGCCCTCGAGGACTACGTCAAGCACAACCAAGGAGAACCATGAAGACGTCCGAGATCATCAACCTGATCGTCCTCATCCTCATCAGCCCGCTGTTCGCCATGCTGGTCGTGCAGCTGCTGCGCCGATGCGGATGGAACCACCGCTGGACGTTCGTGTTCGCGACCGCGGTGGGCGTGCTGGTCGGCCTGGCGCAATGCTGGGCCAACGGTTCCCTGCCAGCACTCATCGACAACTGGGGAGCCATCAAGGCCGTGGAACTCGCGGCCCAGGTCGGCACCGTCTGGGGATTCTCACAGATCTGGTATCACACCTACTTCACTGACGTACCGTGGATGGCGAAGCTGGCGAAGTGGCCGGCCGCGTCACCCAAGAAGTGAGACCGTCCGCCCTTTCCCGGAACGGCCTCGGGCGCCCCGTCGTGCTTCAGCGCGGCGGGGCGCTGATCTTTGTGGCATCACGCCGCGTGTCTTAGAAAGGTGCTGCGCAGTACTATGGTGCTTGCGATCATCACCGGCATGAGGAGGGGGAGGATGCGCCGCTACCTGGCCTTGCTACTAGCTGTGGCTCTTGGCCTGCTCATCGCCGGCTGTCAACTCGACACGACGGCAGGCGGGGGCACCGACTCGGGGACGACGGACACCGCACCCGCGGCGGCACCAACACACTGGGTAAAGGTGGCGACCTTCTCCGGTACGAGCGACAGACAGACGACCGCGTTCCGCCTTCGTGGCGGCGAGCAGAAGCTCGTCTGGAAACTGCGCGGCGTCTCCGGAGCGCCGCCCAACATGGTCGGGGCGGCTATGGGCATAGCTGGGGTGCACTCGGACCAGATCGGCGACGCGGTCGAGGCCAACGGCTTCCGGGGATCGGCGCTGGCCCACGCCGAAGGCGGACAGTTCTACCTCCAGATGGTCTGCGGCAACGTGGCGTCCTGGCGCGTAACGATCTACGAACGCCGGCCGCAGTGAAGCCCTTCCGTCACCCACAGGACGACGACTTCCTCAACAACTTCAACATCGCCCTGCATCCATTCGGCGAGACTGTGAGCGGTCCGTCCGTGCCCCTGAGTAGAGTTTTGTCTACCGCGCGGCCCGTTCACAACCAACCCCCCGAAGTGCTAGATTCGTTCCAGCCATGGGGGGGACCGGATGACTGAGAAGCGCTACCTGACGACGAACGAGGCGGCCGCGTGGCTCCAGGAGAACTACGACTGTCCGATGGAGCCGCACACGCTCCGGCGGGAAGCCAAGGCCGGCAAGATCAAGCCGCACAGGCGGGGCGAGGGGAGCTGGTATTACTTCACCCGCGAGCGCCTGGCCGAATACGCCGAGAAGCGCGGGTTCACGCGGATTCGCGCGAGCTAGCAGGCTCAGAAGTGTGGCAAACTGGTGCAAACTGTAGCGAGTTAGCTATGACACTTGACACACTCGACGGCCGCGGAGTAGGCTTCAGCGACCGGAACACACGGCAACAGACGACACGAGGAGGAGGCGCCTATCTGACGATCTAGACCGGCAGATCGAACACTAGGGGGACAATGAAAACCCGAGAAGAAGGGCGCCCTCCCCGCAAGAGTCAGGCGCCCAGCACGAGCCCATCGAGCATCACCAAGACAGGTCCGCGCCTGCATTCTAGCACCGCTTCGGCTATTTGCAGGGATTCAAGCTTTTCAAGCCCTGAATCCCTCCGGGAGCTCCTGAGCGGGCCGGCCGACTGGCTGGCGCTCGCGGGCTTCATCGTCATCCTCACCGTCTTCGTGCTGGCGCTCGGCTGGGTCTACAGCGTGATGATCGTCGTGGCGTCATGACACTCCATGCAATCATCAGCGAGGCGCGTGTGCAGGACACCAACGCACGCGTCCGCGACGGCGGCAAGACCGCGTGGCGCACCCTGTCGCTCGGCGAGGCAAGGCGACTGGAGTCGGAGTACACCTGCCTGGCGCACGTCGAGAAGTACTCGCTCTTGCACGAGGCCGACTTCGACACCTACTTCGTCACCCGCCCGTGCTACGGGATGGACTACAGCCTCGTCGGCGGCTTCATCGTCGAGGTCGCCCCAACGGCGGAGCTGCTCAGCGCGTTCGAAGTCTCGACGGTGGCGTCATGATCGGCGAGTATGAGGCCGGCAACGCACCCTTCTGCGATCGCTGTCATGCCCGCATCGAGTGCGACGACAGCCTCATCGGCTGCGAGGCCCTGCGCCGTGGCAACGAGCTGCTGGGCATCGCCTGGCAGACCGCTGCGCTGATCTCCCGCATCCACGACGAGAAGAAGCGGCACTACATGGCCGAGGCCAACGCCGACGCCTGGCCGGACGTCTTGCCGGCCGACTGGTTCGACCGCAAGGACTTCCTGGCGGCATGTGGGTGCCGAGAGAAGGTGGCCGCATGAACGCCACCCTCCCGCTTCTGGCGGGCTCGGCGGAGCGCCTCGAGGCGACCCTTCCGGACCCGGTACCGGTCCACGTGGCAGCCCAGGTCCTGGGCGTCGCGCTCTCGACGGCCTACGCCATGTGCCATCGCTTCGTGGCCTGCAAGGCGCGCGGCGATGTCGCCGGCATGCGTGACGCCATCCCATGCATCAAGCCGGGGCTGTCTCGCTATGTGATCCCGCGGGCAGCCTTCGTCGCCTTCTATACCAACGCCGGGCTCTCGGATGAGCTCGTGCGCGAGCTCTACGGCGAAGCGGCGGTGGGGTCGTGAGCACCCTCGCGCTCTTCGTCGTCGGCCTGCTGGTCGTCTACGCCCTCGGCTGGGTCTACATCACCCTCGACGAGTGGCACCGCCAGCGCCGGCACTGGGTGCGGCACAGCAGGGGGCGGGGATGAGCGAGAACAAGGCCTGTCCCCGCTGCGGAGCCCGGCTCTGCTACCCGTGGAAGGTCATCTACGAGGGCGTGACCTTCCCAGCCCTGCAGTGCGCCGTCTGCGGCATGGTGTGGCTCAACACGCCGCTTGCCACCGAGGCGGCGGAGTGACTCTCGTCATATCCATCACCGAACGTAAGTGCCGGCGCGCTGCGCTAACAGCCGCCGGCGTGGCACAGGTACTGGAGGTACCCATGCGAGGCGATTCTAGCAACCATCCGCAGGCGCAGCCGGCCATCTACCTCGAGGTGCTCGCGCTCTCCGCGAGCGTCAACGAGGAGACGATCGGGCACCTGGTCACCGCGACGCTCGCGCGCAGCGAGGCGCGTGGGCTGCTCCAGCAGCTGCAGACCCAGCTCGGCGAAGACCCGCGCGACTGATGGGTCGGTCGCTCGCCAGCCTTGCCGAGATCCCCGTCAGCCTGCAGCTGATGCACCACCAGCAGGCTGGCGTGGCATGGCTGTCCGAGACGCCACGTGCCTTGCTTGCCGACGATCCGGGCCTGGGCAAGACCGCCCAGGCCCTGCTCGCCGCGGTGCCGCCGGTGCTGGTGGTGGCGCCGGCGATGCTGGCCGGTACCTGGGCCACTGAGGTCGCCAAGTGGCGGCCGGAGTGGACCGAGAACGACTGGCAGTGGGTCTCCTACTCCTCGCTCTGCCGGCGCGTGGGCCACATGGCCTTCGCTTCTCCGCGCGAGGAGTACTTGCGACCCTGGCCGACCGTCATCTTCGACGAGGCGCACTACCTCAAGAACCGCAAGGCGAAGTGGACGCAGGCGGCCTTGCTCCTGGTGGGCAAGGCCAAGCGCGTCTTCATGCTCACCGGCACGCCCGTGCCTAACTGGGCCCACGAGCTCTACATGCCGCTGCGCATCATGCACCCGGGCGATACCGAGTACCGCAGCTACTGGCGCTGGATCGAGCGCTGGTTCGCGTGGTGGACCCCGCCCTACGGAGCGACAGGCCACCGCGAGATCCTTGGACTCAAAGACGGCACCAGCTGGGAGCAGTTCGCCTTCGGCAACGACCTCAACGCGCTGATGCTCCGGCGCCGGCGCGAGGACGTGCTCGCCGACCTGCCGCCGCTCACCGAGACCACGATCGAGGTCTGCATGAGCGACGCGCAGCGTCGGGCGTACCGCGAACTCAAGGAGCAGTACTACACGTTCATCGCCGAGGCGAGCACCGAGGTCGCCGCGTTTTCCGACGGAGGCCTCCACATCAAGCTCGCCAAGGCGACCACTGGTCTGCCGACACTCGCCGACGACCCCGACATCGAGGGCTCGTGCAAGCTCGACGCGCTGCGCGAGCTCCTCGAGGAGCGCGAGGGCGCACCGGTGGTGGTCTTCTGCCACTTCCGCTCCAGCGCCCTGGCCGCGGAGCGCCTCGGCCGCAAGCTGGGCCGGAAGGTCGCCTTGATCATGGGCGGCGTCCCCCAAACAGAGCGCGATCGCGTTCTGGTCGAGTTCCAGGACGGCGAGATCGACCTGCTCGTGGGGACCCTCGACACACTCGGCGAGGGCATCACCCTCACGCGCAGCTCCACAGCCATCTTCCTGGAGCGCTCGTGGCGCCCCTCGCGCAACGAGCAAGCCATGCGCCGGCTGCACCGCATCGGTCAGACGGCGCCGGTCACCGTCATCTACATCATCGCCGCCGACTCACTCGACACGCGCATGAGCGCCCTGCTGTCCGCCAAGAACGACCAGCAGGTCTCCGCTCTGCGCGCTGCCGAGTTCGCGCGGCTTCTTTAGAGGAGTTGGGAATTGACTGACATCCTGCACATCACCGCCGCCGATCTCGACGGCGAGAACTACTACGCCGTCTCCGCCTCACTCGACTTCGACGGCAGCGTGGAGATCGCCGCCAACCTCGGGCGGGTCCGCTTCCGCGGCTTCGTACGCGTCACCGCGAGCTTGGGCATCGAGGCCGGCTCGAGCATCGAGGCCGGCTTGGGCATCGAGGCCGGCTTGGGCATCAAGGCCGGCGAGGGCATCGAGGCCGGCTCGAGCATCAAGGCCGGCTCGAGCATCGAGGCCGGCTCGAGCATCGAGGCCGGCTCGAGCATCGAGGCCGGCTGGGGCATCAAGGCCGGCGAGGGCATCGAGGCCGGCTTGGGCATCAAGGCCGGCTGGGGCATCGAGGCCGGCTTGGGCATCAAGGCCGGCTGGGGCATCAAGGCCGGCGAGGGCATCGAGGCCGGCTTGGGCATCGAGGCCGGCTCGGGCATCGAGGCCGGCTTGGGCATTGTCTGCAAGAAGGTGCTTCGCGCTCGCTTCGGCATCTATGCCGGCGTCGTCACATGGCGCGCCGTCAACCCCGAAGACCGCATCATCCGCGCGCTGCGGGTCGAGGGCACGGTCGAGCTGGGGACGGTCGTGCTGTTTGGACAGGAGGGGTGATGGCACGCCACGTCAGTTACTCGGAGCTGTCCGCGTTTCGGATGTGCCCGCACAAGCACCAGCTCGCCTACCGCGAGCGCTGGGAGCCGGAGAAGGAGGCTCCAGCGCTCTCCAAGGGCCGGCTCTTCCACGACGTGCTGGCTGCTCACTACTTGGCCACCAGGGACGGACTCAGCCCGAGCTCGGGAGTAACCAACGTCCTAGTCGGCTGCCCTGATGAAGAGCTGACCGAACTCGTCTCCTGGATGTACGTGGGCTACCTCGACGCCTACGGCCTCGACCCAGACTGGGAGATCCTCGAGGTCGAGAGCACGCGCGAGATCTGGCTCCCGACCGAGCGCGGGGGCCGCTCCGGTTTCCGCCTCAAGGTCAAGATCGACCTGCTCATCCGCGACGAGGTCGGGCGCACCTGGCTGGTCGACCACAAGACGGCCGGCGACTTCGCCAGCGAACTGGGGCTCGACCTCGACGACCAGTTCAGCCTCTACCAGTGGGCCCTGGAGCGCTGCGGGGTACCGGTCCACGGCGTGATCTACAACTGCGCTCGCACACGGCGCAACAAGACCCCGATGACCCTCGAGCAGCGTTTCCGGCGCGTGATGCTCTACCGCACGCCGGAGCAGCTGCAGAACACCGCGATCGACGCCTGGCGGACGGCACGCCGCATGTCCAAGGCCTGCGAGCGCACGACCAACAGCGACCGCTGCACCTGGGGCTGCTCGTTCACCGAGCCCTGTCTGCACGGCCGCAAAGGAGGCGATGAGCATGACTTCCTGCTCTCCAGTGGCTACCGACAGTGGACGAACGGCAACGGCAACGACCGTGCCGGCGAAAGCGAGGAATCGTGAGTACCACCGAGACCGCTCCCGCCAACGTGCGGCGAGCAACGCTCGAGGATGAGCGCGACTACCTGAAGATGCTCTACCAGGGCGAGCCGGGGTCGGGCAAGACCACGGCCGCCGCGCACATGGCCAAGCTGGGCCGCGTCGTCTGGGTGAGCGCCGAGCCGGGCATCAAGGCCGGCCCCCTGCGCAAGCTGGGCGTGCCGCTCGAGAACATCGAGCTGCACCGCGAGATCACCTACGACGCCCTCAACACCCTCTGCGCCGAGCTGCGCGAGACGCTCGACGCCGACCCCGACGCCTACGTGGGCGTCGTCTTCGACACCTTCTCGGAGCTGCAGGGCAAGCTGCTGGAGGCCAAGGCCAAGGGCCTGCTGATCAGCCAGCAGGAGTACGGCGTCAACACACAGGAGATGACGCTCCTGCTGCGCCACTTCACCGACCTCCCCTGCCACGTCGTCTACACGGCGCACACCAAGCGCGACGAGGACGACGACAAGGCGGTCGTCTACCGGCCAAGCGTGACGCCCAAGGTGAGCGGCACGCTGATGGGCTACGTCGACGTGGCCTGCTACACCCTCGAGGTGGCGCAGGCCGGCGGCGAGGACTCCGACTATCTGGGGCTCTTCCGGAGCGCCGGTAAGTACCGCGCCAAGGATCGCTTCGGCGTCCTGCCGCCGCGGCTGATCAACCCCACCTTCGACCGCATCGCCGCCTACGTCGACGGCGGCTTCCGCCGCGAGGCCCAGAAGGAGGCCGACACCGGGGACGCCGTCCCGGACGGCCTCGACATGGAGCAGTACGCCTACCGCCAGCGCGTGGCGGCCGCCCGCAAGCAGCAAACCGCCCAGAAGGAGCAGGCAGCATGAGCTCACTGTTGACAGCCGACGAGCAGGAAGCGGCGGAGAAGGCGCCCGAGCGCGCCCTGGCGCCCGAGGGCATCTACATCTGCCGCGTGAAAGAGGTCGAGCGCTGGAGCACTGGCACCTCGCTGCGCTGGATCTTCAAGGTCGCCCACGGCCAGAGGTACGCCGGCAAGGAGTTCTGGGCCTGGACGGGCATCAAGGCGGAGACGATCGGCTTCACGAAGACCTACCTCGCCGCGCTCGGGTTCAGCCTCGACGCCGACCCCGATGACATCGCCGGCACGCCCTGCAAGATCCGCGTAACCGTCGAGGCGCGCACCGACACCGGCGAGCCCGCCAACAAGGTCAAGCAGGTCTTCCCCTACGACGGTCCTCCGCTGCCGGAGGAGCCCAGCAGCTTCGATGCGGGCATTCCAGCCGAGTTCGGACCGTCCGACAACGGCGACGAGCTGGTCTGACCCATCGAGAGGCCAGGGGGCCGGGGCTCGAGCTTTCAGAGCCTCGGCCCCCTGGGGGAAGGAGCCTAGCTTGATCAAGCCTCTCGATGCCGCCCGCCAGCTGCGTGACTGGGGGTTCTGCGTTCTGCCGGCGCCGTTCCAGGCCAAGGCGCCGAGCGTGCCCTGGAAGGATCGCACGGAGCTGCCTAGTGATGCCGAGCTGCAGGAGTGGTTCGACTCGAGCGCGCTGGCGGGCTACTGGATCCTTTGCGGCAAGGCCTCCCACCTGGTGGTGCTCGATTGCGACAACCAGGCGGCGATGCTCTGGGCGGAGGAGAAGATCGGCCTTGCCATCCTGGAGGCGACGCCAGCCGTCAAGACAGCCAAGGGCGTCCACTACTACTTCCGCCTCGAGAACGGCGATCGGCTCGAGCAGTGGAACCTGCACGAGAAGGACGGCGTCTCGCTGGATGTGCGCTCAGACGGCGGTGGCGTGATCGCTCCGCCGTCGATCCACAAGAGTGGCCTCGTCTACAAGTGGCTGCGCACGCCCGAGCAGGGCTGGCAGCCCGTTCCTGAGGCGCTACGGGCGCACGGGGGCGCCGCTGCGGCCACGGACGAGCCGCTGGTACCAGCAGCCGCGCGCAGCACGCTCGCGGCCCTGCTGGCCACACCGGCGATCGAGGGCGGCCGCAACGAGTGGCTGACCAAGGTAGCCGGCCACTACGCCAAGCAGATCGCCTTCCGGGATGGCTACTCGGAGAGTGTCCGGCTGGCGAACTTGACCCTGCGCCCGCCGCTCGAGCCGGCCGAGCTGGCGAAGATCACGGGCTCGGTCTGGCGGGCAGAGCATCGCACCAGCGATGAGCCGCCGCGCACCTGGGTGCCGGATCTCTACACCGATGCCGGCAACGCGCGCCGCTTCGCCGATTCCTGCGCTGGCCAGCTGCTCTACCTCGACGGCCACGGCTGGCGCTGCTATGCGTCCAAGGAGGGTCGCTACGTCGCCTCGGAGGCGCCGGTGGTGCAGAGGGCCCTGCGGATGACCAAGAAGATCTACGGCGAGGCGCGCGAAGCCGAGGACGCAAAGACGCGCACGAAGATCTCCAAGTGGGGCGACTACGCAAGCAGCGCGCGCGGCGTGAAGGCGGCGCTCGAGCTGGCCAAGACGGATCCCCGCCTGGCCGCCGAGGTCGATGACTTCGACGCCGACCCGCTGCTGCTCAACGTCGTCGACGGTGTCGTCGATCTGCGCACGGGCGACCTCTGCGAGCACGGGCCCGAGTACCGTATGACCAAGATCGCCGGCAGCTCCTACGACGCCGGCGCACAGGCACCCATCTGGGCGGCCCACCTGGAGCGCATCTTCGCTGGCGATCGCATGATGACCGAGTTCTTCCAGCGGCTCTGCGGCTACGCGATCACCGGCGACAGCGGCGAGCAGAAGCTGGCCATCCTGCACGGCTACGGCGCCAACGGCAAGAGCGTCACGATCGAGACGCTGCGCACCGTGCTGGGAGGCTACGCCGAGACGACCGACTTCAAGACGTTCTCGGTCAACCGCTCGAGTGGCCCGAGAAACGACCTCGCCCGCCTGGCCGGCGCGCGCTTCGTGACGGCCTCCGAGACCTCCAGCCGGCAATGGCTCGATGAGTCCGTGATCAAGCAGGTCACCGGCGGTGAGCCGATCACGGCGCGCTTCCTGCACCGCGAGTACTTCACCTACCATCCGCAGTTCTGCGTCTTCCTCTCGACCAACCATCGCCCGAACATCGAGGGCGTCGATAAGGGCCTCTGGCGGCGCATCCTGCTGGTGCCCTTCGAGGTCACAATCGAGGAGGACGAGCAGGACCCACAGCTGACCCGCAAGCTGCGTGGCGAGCTGCCTGGGATCCTCAACTGGCTGATCACCGGCTGCCTCATGTGGCAATGCGACGGCATCGAGCCGCCGGTGGGCGTGCAGCTGGCGACCGCGGAGTATCGGCAGGAGTCCGACTTCGTCGGGCGCTTCATCGAGCAATGCCTGACACCCGGTGACGAGATCGACTGGGTGCTGCTCTCAGACGTCTACAGCCGCTATCAGATGTGGGCGGCGGAGAACGGCTACCAGAAGATGAGCACTCAGCAGCTGGGCAACCGGCTGCGCGAACACGGTGTGGCACTTACTCACGATGCCCCAGGGAGCCACACCTCAAGGTTGCGTCGCTACAGTTTAGTTCGGATGGGCGCTCTCTTTCAGGGCGGTGAGCTGATATGAAGTGCCACAGTGCCACACAAGTGCCCAGGCAAGTGCCACAGCCTATTTGCAGCAAGAAAGTACCTTTTGTGGCACTTGTGGCACTTAGTACAGACATAACGCCTATATGCGCGCGCATGACGCGCGCATGCACATACGTGGGCCCAATGTCTGCAGCAAGTGCCACAAGTGCCCAGGTGTCGCGATGACCGCCTTTCTGTCCATCGATCCCGGCACCGTCCACTGCGGTCTAGCGCTCTTCCACGACGAGCACTGTGATTGGGCGCAGGAGTACACCCCGTCAGACCTGCTGAGCGTCGTCGAGAAGGCCCTCGAGGATTGCGCGGTCAGCGAGATCGTCTGCGAAGAGTTCCGGCTCTACCCCAAGGCGGCTTCGATGCTGGCCTACGACGACCTGCGCACCGTCGAGGTCATCGGCGTGCTGCGCTGGCTGTGCAGTAGAGCCAAGGTACCGTTCATCCTCCAGCCGGCGAGCATCAAGCGCGCGACGACAGCGATGGTGAAGCGTCGCGCGATCGAGCTGGCGTCGCACGGCGCCGGCGAGCATGCGCGCGACGCGGAGCTGCACGGGTTCTACCGGATCTGGAGAGGAGGTTCCCGATGCCAGCCCTGACGCTTGAGTTCGAGGTCTACTGCTCGTGCGGCGAGGGTCTGTGCCACCTCACGAAGACATCGGACGACGACCGCTACCATAGGGGGCCGTCCATCACCGTCGAGGCCTGTCCGAAGTGCATAGAGCGAGCCAAGAGCGAGGGGTACGACGAGGGCTGCGAGGCGGCCCAGACGTGACGGTCTTCGTCGACGATCCGAAGGTCCACCCGGGCGGCAAGCAATGGTGTCACCTGCTGGGTACCAACGAGAAGGAGCTCGACTACTTCGCCATCTGCAAGCTTGGCCTGAAGGCCGAGTACAAGCAGACCAGGGCGGCCGGCCACCGCTACACGCACTATGACCTCACGCCGGCCAAGCGCCGCTCGGCGCTACGCAAGGGTGCGCGCTACATGCCGACGAGAGAACTGCTTGCCAGGGTAGGACGTGCTGGCGACTCGTGACGTCCCGCTCTCGTGTGCGCTGCCGGTGGAACACCCACCGTTCGCCGGCGACACCGATCCCACCGAACCGCGCTGCCACTCTTGTGGTGCGGTGCTTGCCAACGACAACCGCGATTCGCGTGACAACCCGTTGCAGCTCTGCTCTCCGTGTCAGCGCAATGGCAAGAGTACGCTGCAGCCGTTTGCTGGCATCGCGACATCGTCCGCCGATCATCACGAGCTCGCGGCGGCACTGCTCTTGCTACAACGCAACCTGCATCCAGGAGAGTCGCTCGACCTGGGCAAGGCGCTGGCGGCCTACGGGGTCGAACTGACCGCGGTCGACCTGGTGCCGCTCATGCGCTGGCTGCGCAGGCGAGGGTTCGAGATCTCGAGCACTCCTGGGAAGTCGGGCTACGAGCTCGTCCGCTGGCGGTACCGCTTCCGGCGCCGACGGCATCGCAGGAGCTGCGTCCGGCTTCCTGGACAACTGACTGTGTTCGAAGTGGAGGAATCATGAAGTCCCTAAGCCTCTGGCAGCCCTGGGCTAGTCTCGTCGTGGCCGGCGTCAAGACTATCGAGACGCGCTCCTGGGCGACCGACTATCGCGGGCCGCTGGCGATACATGCGGCGAAACTGAGCTACATGGAACTTGTGTCCATCGTCGGCCCTACGAGCTATCTTCACGCTCCCCTACGCGACGCGGGCCTGCCTAACATCATGGACGTGCCGCGCGGCGTCATCCTTGGCACGGCGGAATTGGTGGGCTGCTACCGGGTCGAATCGTTCGCCATTTCCTCTGACAACAGAACTCGTCCGATACTCAAGGTCAATGACGGCCTGCTTCGTGGTCTTACCGACCTTGAACTCTCCCTTGGTGACTTCACTCCCGGCCGCTTCGGCTGGATGCTCACCAATCCGGTGCAGTTTGGTGTGCCCATCCCATGCCGTGGCCATCAGCGGCTGTGGGAGTGGTCGGAGCCATCGTTGCCCGCTGTTGCCGGAGACGACAGCGACAGACGCTAGTTGCCGGCCGGTGGTCGTCACCGAGAGCCTGAGTCGGTCATGCTGAAAGGGCCTTTTCGGAGCGTGCGACAACCAGCGAGAATCGACTCGTTGCTCTGATAAGGAAGAGGTCCGTGGTTCGAATCCACGTGCGCCCACCATCATTTCCAGGCAGTTTCGTCCCTCCCCAAGATCGTCACCCGGCGGCTTTGTTGCCGACTGTTGCCAAACGTCCCGTCAACGGACGATACTGGAGCCTCGCAGCCGGCATCTAGGGGAGTGTGCGTGGGGATCCGCAAGCGAGGCAAGAAGTGGCTCGTCACGGTGGAGCTCGGAGAGGACGAGCAGGGCATCCGCCGACGCAAGTGCCTCACCTGCGATACCGAGGGCGAAGCCAAGCGACAGGCGGCGATGCTGGGTGGCGAGGTCGCCAAAGGCGGCTATGTCCAGGCCTCGACCGAGAGTCTGTCCGAGTACCTCGACGAATGGCTGCTGCACGTCTCGCGCGAGAAGCGCCAGCGCACCCGTGACCACTACAAGATCACCGTCGAGCGGCACCTCAAGCCGGCGCTGGGTCGAACCCGCCTGTGCGACCTACGCCCGCTGCACGTCGAGCGCTTCATGACCACCCAGCACAAGCAAGGCCTCGCGCCGGCGACGATCGCCAAGCACTACTGGACGCTGCACAAGGCGCTCGATCGAGCCGTCTCCTGGGGCAAGCTGGCCACCAACCCGGCCGACCGCGTCGAGAAGCCGGCGCTGGTCAAGGCGCAGATCCGCGCGCTCAACGTCGAAGAGCAGGCCGCGCTCCTCGAGGCGGCGCGTAGGAGCACACGCAAGAAGAAGAAGGATCTCCCAGACGACGGCACGGTCGGCTGGATGTACGGGCCCGTGCTGCTCGCGCTGGCGACCGGCATGCGCCGCGGCGAGGTCATCGCGCTGAAGTGGTCCGACGTCGACCTCAAGGCCGGTGTGGTCGGTGTGCGCGCATCGATGGAGGAGTCGACGGCCGGCGTCGATCTCGGCGAGACGAAGACCGACATGGCCACGCGCCAGGTGCGCATCCCGGACAGCGTCGTTGCCTTCCTCGAGGCACACAAGGCAACCCAGGACGAACTACGCAAAGCGGTCTCGACCTACCGCGATCGCGGCCTGGTGTTCCCCTGCACGAACGGCGAGGCACGTCGCCCGAGCACCGTCACCCGCGCCTTTGCCCGCCTTTGTGACGGTGTCAAGATCGAGGGCGTCCACTTCCACTGTCTGCGCCACACGCATGCCACCGAGCTCCTGCGCGCCGGCGTGCCGGTGAAGGTCGTCAGCGAGCGGCTCGGGCATGCCTCGGTGTCGACGACGCTCAACATCTACGCTCACGTGCTGCCCGACATGCAGGACGACGCCGCCAAGGCGACGGACGTCATCCTCGGACGAGTGATGAGGCCTAAGACGTCTTAGCCTCAGCCTCACGCGCACCGTAGCCTCGGCGCGTGACGAGAGCACCATCGCCCGGCAGAGCCGAGGCAAGAAGCTTCGAAAAGCTTCGGTATGAACCGCCGGCAGCCATCGAAGGCTGGCGGCGGCGCTGTCGCATTTGCGGAGGCTTCCTCGGACGTGACCGGCCCATCACGGCAATCGCCTGCTCATGCCACCCCGGTGGTGATGAGCAGTATGAGCTCCAGTTCGACCGCTACCTCGACGAGCGCGTGCTTTCGGTGTTGATCGAGGCCGTGCATGGCGGCCGGCCGGTCAACGTCGCCCGGATGTTTGGGACGAAAGACCGGAAGAGGATCTGGCGCTCGGTCCGAAGACTGAGGAAGGCCGGGTGGCCGATCGTCGGTGTGCGTGGGTCGGGGTATGAGCTGCACTGACCCTGCTTTGCCTTCTGGCAGCGGTAGAATGCCGTCATGACCGACGAACAGTTCACCATCCTTTGCGGCATGATCGTGCGCGGCACCAGTCTCCCTACCGCCTGTGACATGATGGATCTCGACCTGCGCGAGGTCATGGACGAGACGAGCAATGACCCGAAGCTCCTCTGCGACCTCTACAGCGCTCTGACCGTACGAGCGCACGCTCTAGGCATCACGATCGAGGGGGAACAGCAGCCTCAATAGGCTTGTCGCATGTCAGTGCGACAGGCATCGAGCGACGGCGCACTACCCGTCGAACCATGGCCCACCGAGCGGCCGATCCCCTACGCTTGGCCGTCACCGGCATGTGGTAGGGTCGTCAACGTAAGCGCCCCCGCGCTGCGGTCAACAGCCGGGGGCATGGCAACGGACATTGGAGGTCCGATGCGCGCCGATTGTAGCATCCCACCTTGTTTCCCCCTGGTCATCGAAGAGTGGCGAGTCATCCCTGGCCACTCGCCCTACGCGGCTTCCTCACGGGGTCGCATCCGTGGCCTTCGGGGGAACATCCTGAAGCCCTGGCGAGCCGGGACAGCCCGGCAGTACCTCTACGTCTGCCTTGGCACTCACCGACGCGCTGGCGTCCATGTTCTTGTTGCTGAGGCGTTTCTTGGCGCTCGCCCTTCACCGTCACACGAGGTATGCCACCTGGACGGTGACTCGACGAACAACGTCCCCGGCAACCTGCGTTGGGCGCTGCACCGCCAGAACGTTGACGACCAACGCCGTCACGGGACGCTCCACACGCCACACCTTCGCGGCGCTGCCCACGGACGCGCCAAGCTCAGTGCAGACCTCGTGTCTCAGTTGCGTGGAAAGAAGTTCGCTCCCGGCGAGGTCGTGGCCCTGGCCAAGCAGCACGACGTTGACCCGACCACAATTCGCAGGGCGGCGCGCGGGAGAAGCTGGAAGGCCGGGCCGTGATTCTGCGTTGGCAGTCGTTCACGGGCAAGCAAGCCACTCTCGATGGCGACGGGCGGACCTTCGAAGAGGTGGCGGCTGAGCGGCTGCCATGAGCCGGGGCAATGGGCAGCGTGGCACCAAGGCCGAGAAGGCCCGCAGTGTCCACAAGGTCTACAAGATGCTCGTCGATGGCGTGGACGTCCGAGGGATTGTCATCGCTGCGGAGCAACTTGGGTGGGACGTTTCCAGTCGCACGATTGATACCTACGTCGTCGAGGCTCGCAAGCTGCTCGAAGCCGAAAGCGCCGAAGAGAGGCTGCTAGAACTCGGCAGGGCCAAAGCGCGACTGCACAGTATCTACGGTCGGTCACTCGTCAAGAAGGACCTGCGCTTGGCTCTTGATGTCCAGCGCGAGTTCAACAAGCTCTTCGGCCTATACGCACCGACGCGAGTCGAGAGCAGCGGGCCCGGCGGGAAGCCCATCCAGATCCAGGAAGTGCCGCTCGATCTCTCGATGCTCACCGACGAGGAACTGGCGGCGCTTGAGGCCATCCGTGTCAAGCTCACGAACGGATAGCCTTCCCCCTATTCTGGCGGCCAGCAACTGCGAACACGCCCGCCGTGAAGCGGCGTATTTCACGCGCCACTGCCTGATCGTCGAGAAGGAGACGGGGAATCTCATCCCCTTTGAACTCTGGCCCGGCCAAGAAGTGGCGTTGGCGGCCATCCTGCGCGACCCGTTCGTCGTCTGGCCCAAGGGACGGCAGATCGGCGCCACGTGGGTCGTGCTCGCGGCGATGGCACACGCCGGCACCTTCTGGGGCCACCGCCTCTTTCCCATCGCCCGCCAGAACGAGGACTACGCCAAGGACGCTATCCGCCGGCTGCTCTACCTCTGGGGCTATGATCCAGAGAGCGACCCGCCGCACATGAGCGTGTTGCCCGAATCGCCGATGCCGGAGCAGTGGCGTCCTGCTATCGCCAGCAAGACGCTCAAGAGCCTTACTCTGGCCAACGGCAGCCACTACCAGGCGCTGACGGCGACGCAGTCGATTGCCCGCGGTGAGGCGGCCTACTGGTCCTTGGCGGACGAGTACGCCTTCTGGCCCTGGCCGAAGAAGCAACTCGCGGCGCTCGAGCATGGGGCCTCGAGGGTGACGGTGGTCAGCACAGGGGAATCTGACGAGGACGACTTCCACGAGCTCTACAGTTCGGCGCTGGCCGGCCGCGGCAAATGGAGACCTCACTTCACGCCGGCCTCTGCCGACCCACGGCGTGATGCCGAGTGGTTCCGTGTCAATGTGGATGAGGCCCCAGATCCGGATCTCGCCAGACGCGAGCTCGCGCGAACCGTTGAGGACGTCTTCCGGCCGGTGGAGGGCAACTACTTCAAGCGGTTCACCCGTGAGCGCAACGTACGCAAGTTCGACATCGTGCCCAACTGGTCGACATCGAACGGCGTGGACTTCGGCTTGGTGCATCCGTTCTGTCTGTGGCTCCAGGTCTCGCCGGCAGGCCAGCCGTTCGTCTTTGCCGAGTACGGGCCCGAGGATCTTCCGACGCCAGAGTTCGCCCAGGGAATCCGGCGCACGGAGGCCGAACTGCTGACCGCTGAGGGTGTCGAACTGGTGCGTCACACTCACACGGCATACTGCGATCCTGCCGGCAAGAGCCGCAATTCACAGACATCACGCAGCGAGTTCGAGGTGATGCGCGCAGCTGGGTTTCAGCCGCTCGGCAACGTGTCCAGCGTGCGCGACGGCTGCGACCTAATGAAGAACTCGATCGCCGACCCCGACATACCACTCGTCGTGCACCCGCGCTGTGTGAAGCTCATCCGGGCACTCTCCCAGATGCCTCCTGACAAGAACGATCCTAACGTCTATGCACAGAAGCACCCCGTCTTCTCGCATCCGCTGGATGCGCTGCGCTATTGGTACGTGAACAACCGGCGGCCGGCAACAACGCACACCCGCATCGCTGGCGGCCGGCCCCGCAGTGCAGGCCTCATCGGACGCCAGTTCTAATCGAGCCACGCTCGAAAAGAGGGGAACAGCTCCTCCCGTAGGCTCATCGCGTGAGCTTCTTCTCACCATTCGGCCGCATCTTCCGCAGGCCGCCGGCGCTCGAGCTGGCGGAGCAGCCGACCCCCGCGCAGCCCGACACCCAAGAGCGTGGTGACACCGGCCAGGGCTACACCGTCGGGGGCAGCGTCAAGAACAAGGCGCTTGCCAAGCGGCTGCACAGCCTGGAGCGGAACTGGGAGCTCTACGAGCGCCGCGGCTACGAGCTCTACGACCGCATGCGCTACTCGGACCCCAAGGTGGCCGGCCTGCTGCGAGCCATGCGGCTGCCGATCATCAGCGCTGAGCCCCGCATCGAAGCGGCCGGCGAGGCCGATCCGAAGACCGGCAAGAAGGACCCGCGCGCCGTCGAGATCGCCAAGGCGGTCGAAGGCAACCTGTTCGATGGCCTCTTCGGTGGCTGGCGGGCCAACGCATACATGTGGCTGCTCTACCTCGCTCACGGCTTCGCACCGTTCGAGATCTGCTGGGAGATCCGCGACGGTAAGGCCTGGGTCGATCGACTCGCCTACCGCCCGCCGGCCACGATTCGCGCGGACGACATCTACGTCCTCAAGGGCCGCATCGACCACATCCAGCAGACGATGGTCAGCGGTACGGCGGTAGACCCGATCTCCAGCGAGAAGTTGGTCTGGTTCGTCCACGAGCGCGAGGGCGACGACTGGTGCGGCCACTCACTGCTGCGGCCGATGTTCAAGCCCTGGTTCGGCAAGGAGCACCTCGAGGTCCAGCTGCTGATCGCCTCCGACCGCGGCAATGGCACACCGATCGCGACCGCACCGGAGACTGGCTGGCCGGTAGACGCGGAAACCGGCGTGAGCCAGGCCGACGAGATGGACGCCGCCCTCGAGGCCTTCTGCCTCTCGGAGAAGAGCTACTTCAACCTTCCGCCAGGAGCCAAGGTCGAGATCATGTATCCGCAGGTCTCGGTCAAGGAGTTGATAGACGTCAAGACCAGCTTCGACCTGGACCTCACGAGCGTGGCGATCGCTGAGTTCCGCGACCTAGGCAAGACATCCAGCGGCTCGTATGCGCTCTCGCGCACGCTCGCCGACGAGTTCACCGACTCACTCAACGGCATCGCCACAGACCTCGAGGACACCCTCAACGCTCCCGAGGGCCTTATCCACCAGATGGTGGACTACAACTTCGCCGGCGCCGACGACTACGTGCCCAAGCTCCGCTTTGCTCCCCTCGCGAAGATGGACCTCAAGGTCTTCGCGCTTGCCCTCTATCAGCTCAACCAGGCTGGCATGCCCTTCGGCGAGCGCGACTGGGCCTGGATACGTGAAGAGCTCGACATGCCCGAGCGGGACGATAGCCAGGCCGGGCCAAAGACGGGCGCCGGCAAAGCGTCTCCTCCGGCAGAGCCGGCGCCGGCTGATGCCTCCCAGCCGCAAGGAGGCGAGCCGGCGCCCATAGCTGCGGCCGAGCACCTTGACCTGGCAGACGACTACTGGCGGCCGCTCACCCCGCTCGAGTGCTACGCGAATCTCGCCGAGATCGCCCAGCGCATCGACGAGGGGCCCACGACGCTACGCACGGCGACCCAGGCCACCCGCAACGCCATGGTGGCGGAATTGGTGCGTCGGGCCCAGACCGCGATCGCGACGGGTGATGTGACCAAGGTCGCGGCGCTCGCGCAGCAGAAGTCACCGATGGTCGACAAGCTCGCGGCCGACATCAGGGGCGTCTACGCGGAGGCCTCCACTGCGGGCCAGCAGCAGGTCCGCGACGAGCTCGCGCGCCAGAAGTCCGGCACTCCAGTCGCCACGCAGGTCGCCCAGCACGCAAACGCCACAACGCTGGCCGCCCCGAAATCGCCTCGTCTGCGTCCCGCATCCGGCGAAACTGCACCGCCCACCTGGTATGGCGATCTGCCGGCCTACATCGACGCCCAGGCCGCCGTCACAGCTCGCCAGATCGCCTCCGCGACGCAGGCCGCGATCGCCGCTGAGGCCATGCGGGCGCTAGCCACCAAGCTCAGCCAGGAAGCGCTGATCGAGATGGTCACCCGCGCCAGCGATGCCGCTGCTCTGCGCGCCGGCCTCACCGTCAGCCACATCATGGCCCTCGGCCGCGCCGACTACGCGCTCGCCAATCGCGACCAGATCTCCGTTGCCTTCCTCTCGGCCATCCTCGACGACAACACCTGCCAGGTCTGCGAGGACGACGACGGCACCGAGACGACCGACCTGGATTACGCGGCCTCGGTCATCAACAACCCGGACTGCGAGGGCGGCGGCAACTGCCGCTGCGAGTGGTTCTTCGAGCTGAAGGAAGGCGCATGAGCACGAGTGGGTGGAAGGTCGGCAAGAAGCCGGTCGTCGATGCCATCGAGGGTGTTGGTATCGCCGTGCTCGAAGCCCTCGCCTTGGGCTATCGGAGAGTGATCGTCCGTCGTCGCAAGGACGGCGGCTTCAAGGTCAAGGCTAAGAAGAGAGGTAAGCAATGAAGCCCGCCGACCTCTATCGGCTCGCCGAGTCCGTCAAGGCCGGCGAGACCACGACCGTGATGCTCTTCCCGATCGGCAACTGGACGAGCAACGACCCGCGCTACCCGAAGCTGCCGCTCACACGCGAGCTGGCGGATGAACTGGTGGCTAACTTCGACGCTGGTGTGCTGGGGACCGACGTGCAGTTCTCCGTCGCCGGCACGCACAACGTCGCGGCGGCCGCCGGCTTCTGGGTGCGCGGGCTGCACATCGGTCCCTACTCCTGGCAAGGCCACGAGGGCGACGCACTCTGGGCAGACGCTGACTGGACCGAACCCGGTGCTGAGGCCGTCAATACCGGCGCCTTCCGCTACGTGTCCATCGAGGCCGGAGAACTGAAGACCAACACCGGCCAGACATATGACTGGGTCCTCCAGGGCGGCGTGCTGACCAACAAGCCGGTCATGAAGATCATGCCGCCGGTACTGGATGCGACCAAGGCGATCGCCGCGGCCGAACGCACACCCCTGGCCGAGATCGCCCTATCCGAGATCGCGCTCGCGGCCGCCGACGACCCCGCCGCTTCCCTCATCGACGAGATCGACGGCCTGCTGGCCAAGCTCTCCGAGCAGTTGAAGGGCAAGACCGGTATCGCGGCCATCCGCACGATGATGCGCGAGGTCAAGGCCAAGGCCTCCGCGCACACGCTGGCCGAGGACTCCTACAACGACCTCCGCGCCGAACTCGAGCAGGCTCTCGGCGATCTTGTCGGCTCTGCTTGCTGGGCAGAGGACTTCGGTGACGACTGGGCCGTCTACAGCGTCTCATCGCCGATGGATTCGCCCACCCGTACCTACCGCGTCAGCTACGTGCGAGACGCATCCGGCATCACCTTCGGCCAGCCGGTCGAGGTCAAGCGGGAGACGAGCTATATCCCCGTCAGTCCATCCCTGTCAGAGCCGAGCCCGACAGGCGGCGCGAGTGGCGAGCAGCTCGCCGACGGCGCTTCCCACGCGGGAGTCGACGGACAGTCCACACAAGGCAAGGAGAAGAAGCGCATGTCTGAACTCACCGAGCTGTTGAAGCTCAGCGAGGGCTCCGACGATGCCCTGATCCTCGCCGAGGTCCGCAAGGTCGCCAAGGAGCGCGACGACGCCGTCACCAAGCTCGCCGAGAACGAGCACAAGACGGTGGTCGGCGCAGTGACGCTCAAGCTCGACGAGGCCATCAAGGAAGGCCGCATCGCTCCATCGGAGCGCGACGGCTACCTGGGTCTGGCCGAAGTCGACGCACAGCGCGCGACCGAGATGATCGACGGGCGCAAGTCCAAGGTCATCGACCTCGCCGAGCGGGGCAAGAGCCAGAAGCCGGACCTCCCGGAGGACACCGGCAAGAACGCCAGCGTCGAGCTGGCGGAGAAGATCGAGGCACGCAAGGCCAAGGATGGCGTCGACCACACCACGGCCCGTCGCCTCGTGCTCTCCGAAGACCCCGATCTCGCCGAGCGCTACCTCGCGTTCCGCGAGGGCAAGGAGGGCTGATCCGTGTTCCTTCCACGCGGTGAGACGAGCGACAAGACCTACCGGGCGAGCGGCAGCCTGCACCACTACCAGTACCGCATCGTCAAGCTCTCGGCGGCCGGTGTGGTCGCCATCTGTGGCGCCGGCCAGCGTTGTCTCGGTGTCCTGAAGAACAGGGCCCACGACGGCGACCAGGCGTCCGTGGTAACGCGCGGCGAGTGCTCCGTCTACGTCGACGCGAGTTCCGCCATCGCGGCCGGCGACCGCATCAAGTCCGCGGCCAACGGTGTCGGCGTCAAGGTCGCCGAGACGAAGGGCGGCGACGCGGGTGGTGTCGAGTTCCTCGGCATCGCCCAAGAAGGCCTGGCCAGTGGCACAGGCGTGATCATCGTGGATGTGCAGCCTGGCGTCTACGCCTCGCCCAGCATCTTCGGCAGCTGAGAGGGGTGAGCGATAATGCCGCGTCCTGAAGACCTCCATATCGACGCAGCCCTCTCGGGTTTCGCGCTCGACTACGCCATGGGGCTGGAGACCATCGGGCAGCTGGTGGCCCCGGTCCTGAACTCGACCAAGCAGAGCAATCGCTACTGGGTGGCGGACAAGAAGGCCATGCGCCTGGCCAACATCGACCGCTTGCCGGGCGATGAGTACGCCCGCATCGAGTGGGGCTACTCGCACGAGCCGTTCCACTGCAAGGGCTATGGCCTCAAGGCCGTCGTGCCCAAGGAGGACATCGCCAACGCCGACCCGCAGGTGGACCCCTCCGCCGACGCCATCGCGGCCGTCACCGGCACGATCATGCGTCAGGCCGAGGTGCGCATCGCCGCCACGGCGTTCGATCCCGGCACCTTCACCCAGACCAGCGCGCTGCAGAGTCCGGCGCCCTGGGATGACACGACCCCCGACCCGTGGGGCAACCGCCTCACGGCCAACGCGGCCGTGCAGCCCGCCACCGGCCAGAAGGTCAACACGCTGATCATCAGCGACACGGCGTGGGAGCTTCTGCGCGCCATGACGGCGATCAAGGTCGCGATCTTCGGCACCCAGGGCCCCTACGCGGTCCCGACACCCGAGCAGGTGGCGGCCGTGCTGGGCATCAAGCGCATCTGGATCGGCACCGGCTCCTACTGGGACGATGCCACGCAGGCATTCGTGCCCATCTGGGGCAACAGCGCCCTCTGGGCCTACTACCCCGAGTCCGTCGACGCCAACGCCGGCCACGTCATCGTGCCCATGCGCACGTTCGTCTGGAACGTGGACGGCGTCGCCCGCTTCCAGGTCTCCGCTCCCGAGTGGGTGCAGAGCCGCAAGAGCTGGGTGCACTACGTCGACGACTACACCGACGAGAAGGCAGTCTGCGCCGCAGCCGGCTACCTCTTCACGGCCGTCTACACGCCGTAAGCGCGGACAGAACGAGGGGGCCGGGGCATGCAAGACGCCCCGGCCCCCCGGAATCGAAGGAGAGTGACATGGGCTACTACGTGATCAGAGGCAAGGTGGAGGGCCGGGACAAAGACGGCAAGGCCATCGTCTGGGGCCTGGGCGAGCGCGTTGCCGGCGGCAAGAAGGAGAACGATCCCCTGGTGGCCGTCGGCGCCGTCGAGTTTCGGCCTGACAAGGGCGAGCCGGAGGATGCTGGCCAGTACGCCGGCATGAGCAAGCGTGACCTGTTCGCGCTCTGCAAGGAGCGTGGACTGCCCGCGACGATCCTACTCGGCAAGCTCGCCCTGACCGAACTGCTGGAGGCCGATGATGCCGCGCGCGCCGCCGGTGACGATGACGCAGACGGCGAGGGCGACAAGGTCGACTGAGCCGTGACCGACTACTGCACATGGTCTGAGGCGAACACGCTGGCACCGAGCCTTGTGCTCGGCGCGTCCACGGTGCCTACCGAAACAGTGGCTGGCACTTACCCGAGACAGATCAGTGCCGAGATCGACGCGCTCCTGCAAGGTCTCGGTTACAAGCTTCCCATCACGGATCCCGTACTGCTTGCTGGGCTCAAGAGCACCTGCCGCTACGGCGTGGCCGCCCTTGCGCTACAAGCCAAGTTCGGTAAGGACGAGGAAACTGCACGCTACTGGAAGCGATATTCCGAGGGGTTGGACACACTTCGCAGTCGTGAGGAGTCACCAGCAGGTGTAGCCGCACCACATCTTGGCGAGGGCTTCACGGATCACGCCCACGACCGTCGCGATCGCCCGAGACACGGGATGCGGTTCTGATGCCCGAGTTCGTCAAGTTCACCCTGCGCACCGACCCGAGCACCGAGGTGCTCAAGTTCCGCGTGCGCGGCCTCATCACCGGCATCAGCGATATGCGCGGCTTGTTCACCGGCTTTGGCGAGCTGTTCAAGGCCGCCATGCAGAAGCAGTTCGCCAGCGAGGGCGGCGCGTCCGGCGGCTGGGCGGCGCTCTCGCCGGCCTACGCGGCCTGGAAAGCCGAGCACGGCTTCCCAGGCATGATCGGCGTCTTGCATGGCTTCCTTAGATCCGGCATGACGGGCGGCGCCGGCTACACCCAGCACGTCCACAAGACCTCGGCCGACTACGGGCTCGGTGGCGGACCGGCGCTTGCTTACGGCGGCTACTTCGACGGCGGCAACACACGAGGGATGCCGGCGCGCAAGGTGATCGCCTTCGGCGCCGGCGAGCGGGCTACGTGGCGCCGTCTGGTCGAAGAGTGGGCTTACGAGACCGCCGTCAAGAGCGGGTGGGGCCTGTGAGCTTCCTCGGAGTGGAAGAGGTGATGGACGCGGTGCTGGCGAGGCTGAAAGCCGGCATGGCCACCAAGTGCGCCATGCTGCAATCGGCCTACGGCAACACCATCCCGCTGTCGGCGCCCAGCACCACCACCGGCTACTGGTGCGAGATGCGTCCGCCAGACACCAAGAAGGCAGAGGACTTCGGCGCCTTCACCCAGCCCACCATCTGCATCTGGCCGCTCACTGAGGAGCCCGGCGAACGCAACGTGCCGGGCGAGTACGACAGCAAACATGGGATCTTCGTCGGCATCGTGCTGCGGGCCGCGACGCAGAACGAGAGCACCCGAGCCATCGCCCGCTATGTGCGCGCCGTGAAAGAGGTCCTCTGCCTACCCGGCGTGCTGGTGATCGGCACGTGCGACTGGGTGGGCACCGACTGGCGGCAGCGTGACCTCACCCCCGACAAGGCCGACTACACCTTCCAGAGCGCCCTCGTGGGCTTCACCGTCACTCTCTACGACCAACTGTGAAAGGAGCCACCGCCATGCCCAAGGCCATCACCTGGCCGGATGCCTACGAGAGGCGGCAGTTCATCGGCTTCCCGGGTGAGCACGGCCCGGGCACGGTGACGCCGCTCTCAGAGCTCGGCCTCACAGAAGAGCAGGCGCAGTCGCTCATCGACGAGCTGCCTCTGCCGTTTGTCATCGTCGACGTCGATGAAGCGGACGTCGACGAGCCCCAGCAGGAAGACCAGAAAGCCGACGAGTCCGAGCCATCGGACGCGGCAGAGCCACACGATGCCCCGCCGGCTGCGAAGAAGAAAGGCGGTGGGTCGTGAGTGCTCCCGGCGGCTACGTGCGCATGGCGCTTGAGCAGAACCAGAACACGGAGGGCACGGCCAACGCCGTCTCCTCCAACACCTTCGACGTCAAAGCCCAGACGCTGGACCCGGACCCCGGCGTGCAGCCGGCGAACACCGACGACGAGATGGCCGGCGGACTGGGCGACCCACCGGGCCCGGGCGCTGCCGGCTACGAACCCAGCGCCAACATGAGCCTCCGTCCCCGGCCCGGCAACCTCGGCGTGCTGATGACGCTGGCCTCGCAGGTCTCTGCGGTGCACACCGCCGGAAACGGCGTCATCACCGACCCCGACGGGGCGACCATCCCGACCAACGCACACCGCTTCGTCTGGACGGTCGGCGGCACCACACCCGCGACTGTCCTGGCGAAGACGGCCAAGGTGCTGACGGCGCCGCCGAGCGGCAAGTTCTACCAGCTCTCCGGGTTCGGCATCGACAGCCTCGAGCTCAAGCCGGACGGCAGCGTCTGGGGAGCCGCCATCGCCTACAAGGCGCTCTACTGGGCGCTGATCGCCGACCCGACGCTCGTGCTGGCCTACGAGACGCCGCCCCCCTTCTACGAGGGCATGATGACGCTCTCCTGGCTCGCCAACAGCGCCAGCACCAAGGAATTCACCACCAAGATCGATAACGGCCTCGCCTTCGGGCACGACTTCTCAGTCGCCAGCCTCTTCTACAACATCCTCGAACGCAGTGCCCATCCGCAGTTCGGCGGCACCATCGTCAAGCGCAGCCTGGAGAGCGTCGACTGGAACGCCTTCATCGGCGGCACGACGTTCGCGGCCAAGATCAAGTTCCTCAACACGGTGGCAGCCACGGGCGCCTACAAGCACGCGCTCTGGCTGCAGTTCCCGTGCTGCATGTACAAAGCGGGCAAGCCGGACGAGATAAGCAACCTGCCCGCCCACGGGGCCAGCTTCGACTACAAGGCCATGCTCGACCCCACGACCAACACCATCGCCACGATCACGCTGGTCAACGCCACCACGGCCTACGAGACCTATGCCTGATGCCCGAGACGGTCACACTGCCGAGCAGGCTGGAACTCGAGCTGGAGCCTCCTAAGGTCCGGCGGCTGCTCGACCTGGCGAGCCACGGTCCCCTCAACGCCGACATGCTGGCCAACGTCTGCCTGGAAGGTTGCGAGGACTCGGCTTACGACCTCTGCGAGGACGACGCCTTCTTCGTCGCCTGCTGGGCGCTGGAGCGCTTGGGGGCAGACGAGGACGGTGTCGGCCTCGCCGCTCTGTGTGAGTCCTTCTCCGTGGCCCCCAGCGTTCGTCTGCGCATCGCCGACCCGGTGCTGGCCTACGAATGCGACCTGAACCTGTTGAGCGCGCTGCGTGAAGCGCAGAAGGAGAACTAAAGACATGCCCGACGACGAGACCGAGCCCGCTCCGGCGGCGAAAGTCACACCCATACGGAAAGCCAAAAAGCCATCCACGCCGGCCAACTGGCCACGCGGCCCGCAGGAATACGAACTCCCGAGCGGAGCCCTGGTCAAGGCCCTGCGGGCTAACCTGTTCGTCTGGGTGAAGACCGGCCAGCTTCCCGACGACATTCTCTCCGCGCTGCGGCGTGCAACCGATAACGGCGACGTGACGCTGGAGGAGCGTACCGCGGCCGTCGAGTGGCAGATCGCCAAGTGCATCGTCGATCCGCCGGTGAGTCTCATGCCCAAAGAGGGCTGCCTCTGCATCGACGACATCGACGATGTCGACAAGAACTTCCTGACCACCATGCTCGGCATCGGCCTGGGGTAAGACGTGGGCGGCCTCACACAGTCCCTGCGCCTGAGCATCAACGGCAACAGTGCTGGGGCCGTCAGCGCGCTACGCCAGCTCAACAGGGGACTCACCGGGGCCGGCCAGACCGGCTCGCGCTTCGGGCACATGCTGCGTATGGGCGCTCTGCTGGCCGCCGCTGCGTTCGGCGTCCTAATGATCGGCGTCTACGCCGTGTGGCGAGCCCTCAAGAGCATCGTGGGCGCCGCCAGCACGTGGATGGGCGGTTTACTCAAGCTGCATCGCTTGACCGGCATGACGACACCACAGGTCGCGCTGCTGGCCGGGCAGTTCCGATTGTCGGGCGTGGAGGCGACCGCGGCCGCTACCGGCATCGGCTTCTTCGAGAAGAACCTCGGCGCGGCGCACCTGGGCATGAAGGCCAAGATCGTGACCTTCCAGCAGCTGGGCGTCACCCTCAAAGACGTCAACGGCCGGTGGCTCTCCAGCGCCGACGTACTGCAGCAGGTGCGCGACCGGCTCTCGGCGATGACGGACTCGGCCAAGCGCTCCTACCTCGCGACGGCGCTGTTCGGGCGCGGCGGCCGCGAACTGTTGCCCTGGCTGTTGAAGTCGCAGAGCGCGATGGCCGGCTACAACAAGCAGATCCAGCAGTTCGGCATGTTCACCGGCAAGGACATGGCGACCTACCAGAAGTTCATCGGCAACCAGCGCCTGATGAGCTTCTGGTGGGACATGCTCAAGGTCAAGGCCGGGCTGATGGCCCAGACGCTGATGAACCGCGTCTTCCCGGCCATCCAGCAGTTCTGGACGAAGCACGAGCCGGCGGTCCTGAATGCCATCAAGGGAGTGTTCGATTGGCTCGGGAAGCACGGTGCGAAGATCCTGACCACTATCGTCGGCGTCCTTTCGACGATGGAGAAGGTTCTGGCCTTCATCGCCAAACACGCGCGCGCCATCGGTGTCGCCTTCGCCACCTGGAAGGTCAGCAGGGGCGTGATGTCGCTGCTGAGTGGAGGGGCACGAGTCGCTGGTGCCATCGGGGCACGAGTCGCTGGTGCCGCCGGCGGAGCGGGAGCGGCCGCTTGGGGTTCGGTACTCACCGGCACGACGACGGGAGCAGCTGCCAGTGGCGCTACTGTTGGCGGCGCCGCGGCCGCGACCATGAGCGCCGCGGCTGTCGCAATCGGGACGGCTATCGGCGCGGCCATGGTAACCACTGTTGTCTCGGCCCCCTTCCTGGCTGGGGTGCATACCGGCCCAAACCGGCCGGGAGCGTTGCCGGTGCGCTTCGGAGCTAGGGGCGCCGCGGCTCTGCCACCGCAGCCATCTGCGTCGGTGGTACTGCGCGCCAAACTGACGATCGACAAAGCGACCCTGACGGGGCAAATCGCCGACATCAACAAGCAGATCGCGGCCGTGCAGTCTCAGGGCGGTGGGCCGACCGCGGCCAAGGCGGCCATCATCGCCAAACTGCAGACCGACAAGGCGCAGATCCAACAGGCGCTCTTCCAGGTCGACCAGAACCTCAAGGGCCACAAGGTGCCGTCTCCCGACACGAGTTCGATGCCGCCGGCGTTCACCAAGGCCGGTCAGCAGGGAGCTGCCAAGTTCCTCGCCGTGGTGGCCGGCATCAAGCCGCCGGCCATCCACATCAGCGCCGACACAAGCGCGGCGCAGACGGCCATCAACAAGCTAGTGAAGAGCATTCCTTCCACCGTCTGGATGCATGTGGGCGCCAAGAGCTCCGGCACGGCTCATTACGACTCGCACAACAACTACATCGGCTTCTGGGCTCGGGGCGGCCTCTTCACCAAGCCCACGCTCGGCGTCATGGGAGACGAGGGGCCGGAACTGCTGCTGCCTCTCAGCAAGCCGAGACGCATGGCGGAGTTGCTGCGGCAGGCAGGCGTATCAAGGTCCGGGGCCGCGGTGAGCGCACGCTCGGGGCTTGCGGGTGCCGGCGATGTGTACGTCACCGTCGAGGTCCACAGCGACAAGGCTGACCCCAAGCAGGTAGCCATAGAGGTGGCGGCCCTCTTCCAGCGCCGCGGCCGTGAGCTGGCGCGGGCGTACGTCTGATGCAACCACCCGTCTGGGGAGCGACGACTCTCAGCCGGGCAAACGGTTACAGCGTGCTCGAGCCGTTCCCGTTCTCTTCTCCACCGGTCGATGCCGGCGGCGCCGCGCTCGTCTCACAGTGGAGCGTACCCCGGCAGCTCCCGCGTGCGGTCACCGGCTTCTGGACGGATACGCTCAAGCTCCGCATCTACGCCTCATCGGCCACTGACCTGCGCGCCAAGATCCAGGCGCTGCAAGACGAGTACCAGAAACCCTCGAACACGCTGTCTGCGCAGCTGTCGGACGACACGGAGATCCGCACGGTCATCCTCGTGCAACAGGCCGCCATGCCGATCCCGGTCAATGTCAAGCGCGAAGCGCTGCACTCCGTCGATCTCGATATCCCGCTCGTCGCCGAGCCGTACGCTTACGGGATCCAGAGGAGTGTGACTATTCCCTGGCCGCTAAGCTGCCCGGCCCTGCTCGACTGCGGCGTCATCCTTGGCGATCTCCCGACGCCGCTTGACATCACCCTGGCCAGCATCACCGCCGGCCAGCTCCACGCCGTGTACGTCGGACTCCAGGCCAAGAACTCGCTGCTGGGCCTGACCGACTACATCCGCGAGGGAGAAGACGGCTCCTGGAGCGGCGGCACGTGCACGAAAGTGCACGAGGGCACGGGCCGTCACGGCACCGACGCCGCGCACGACTGCGAGAAGAACACCGGTGCCGAGGCCACGGGCGTCTTCTCGGATGCCGCCCTGGCACTCGAGGCGGGACCCTTCCTGGTGCTCGCGAAGATCGCCTCCTGGAGCGGGGTGGCGACGAGTTACGCGCGCTTCGGAGCGCTACCCAATGTCTACACGGACGCGCAGACCGGCTGGCACATCGCCGTGCTCGGGAGCGCCTGGGCGCCGGCGCTCTCGGTCCGCAACGCCGCGGCCAGCACCTACGCGGTCTACATGGCCTGCGGAGCCGGCGACGCCGGTGTGGGCCTGGACTTCCTCTTTCTGCTGCCGGCGCCCTTCCTCGGCTGGCATCATCCTGACAAGGCGGGCAACTGCTCGATCCTCAACTTCGCCGGTGACGGCAAGATCTGGGCTGACGACATCGAGAGCTACGCCGGAGCGATCGCCGGCACGATCGACGCTGTCGGGGCGACCAAGCTCCCGCTCTTCGTCGAGAGTCCGGCGGGCGGCGCGAGCTGCAACGTGACCGCGACCATCAAGTATTACCCCCGTTACGCGAGCATCTAAGGAGAACACATGACAGCCATAGCATCAGGCAACTTGAAGACGTACTTCTCAGGCGGGGGAAGCAACTCGAACCCGCTGCTCTCGATCGGCGGCGCGATATCCAGCGCCGAGTGGTCTGGAGGCACCGTCAACGACCTGTTCCCGCTGGTAACAGGCGACCAGGCTGTAGCCGGCGTCACGCAGTACCGTGTGATCTACCTCAAGAACACCGATGCCAACGCAAACGGCTGGCAGAACGTCATGGCGTGGCTGACCGCGGTGCCGGCAGATAGTCCGGCTGAGCTGTTCACCATCGCCCTCGCCACCGCCAAGAATGCGGCCATCACAGCCGGTGCCGACCAGTTCACCGTGCCGACCGGCATCGGCTCCTTTTCTGGCCCGACCACGAAGGCAGGTGGGCTGGCTCTGGCGACGCCGCTGTCACAGAACGATTACCAGGGAATCGCGCTCAAGCGCGTGGTGCCCGCGAACACCGTGGCTATCGCCAGCATCGAAGCCGACCTCAAGTGGGAAGGCGACACGGTTCCCTGATAGTAAGCAGCCCCATTCCCATGGTGAGAACACGGTGACTCAATGACCGCTCCGTATATCGACTATCTTGACCCAGCTAACGGGACATACCTTGGCGGCGATTCCGTTGAAATCTATGGCGGCAACTTCAACGACCCGGAAGTCACCGATGTACAGATTGATGGGGAGAGCGCTGACTTCTCCTACGACCGTGGTAACCTTAATTTCACGACACCAGCCCACGCCGCTGGCGACGTAGATGTTGTCGTCTTCAACGACGATGGCGAATCCGATCCTGTCACCTTCACTTACGAAGGCGGTGGCGGGAGTTCCACCGTCGCTCAGACGCGAGTGGTGAAGTGGTCGGTGGCCAACCCCAGGAGCGTGACCCGGCAAGCCAAGTGGAGTGTCGCGGCTCTGGTGAACAAGACGCGCCAAGTCAAATGGGGCGTCAACGGCGCGGTCAGTCTCACCCGCGCGACGAAGTGGTCAGTCGCCTCACTGGTCAATAAAACGCGCGCCGTGAAATGGGCTGTCGCCACGCTCGTGAACAAGACCCGACAGGTCAAATGGGGAGTCAACGGCCTCGTCGCCGTCGTGCGCGCCGCGAAGTGGTCGGTGGCCAACCCCAGGAGCGTGACCCGGCAAGCCAAGTGGAGTGTCGCGGCTCGCGTTAATCAGACGCGCGCTGTCAAATGGAGCGTCGCCAGTCTGGTGTCGCAGACGCGAGCGGTTAAGTGGAGCGTCAACAGCCTCGTCAGCGTGACCCGCGCGGCGAAGTGGACGGTCGCTGGCCTCGCTGATCTAACGCGCCAAGTCAAATGGAGCGTCCTGGGACCGCCTCCGCCGCCCGTCTACGCCCGCCTTCAGACCCCCAGCGACCGCCTGCGCCTCTACATCGGCGGCCAGGCGCCCGAGAACGAAGTGCTGCAGGCAGCCGGCCTGGCCATCTCCGGCCTCGCTTGGTCGAACGTCATGCCGGGTGGCAACGCGAGCATGAGCTTTGCCATCGACGCGGCTCGACCGGAGCTGCCCTTGCTCAATGCGCTGGCAGCGAACGCCAAGGTGTGGCTGAAGGTGGGACCGTTCACGATCTGGCAGGGCTGGGCGCTGCCGAAAGAGACGACGATCGGCGCGCAGGGCGGCACCATCGACGCTCAGTTCGAAGGGACGCTCGCGCGCTTGATGCGCAACAAATCCCAAACGCTGACCGTCGTCGACGCCGACATGTCGCACTGGTGGCAGTCTCCGAACAACAACGGGCAGATCGGCGGCGACAATCAAGGGCACCTGCTGTTGTACGTAAATAAGGGCTCACCCACAAAGGCGGCAGAGACTGGCCCGGGCAACGTGGGAGACTGGGTTTACTACGTGGACGAGGGCTTGCCGACCGCGCGCCAGATCTACAAGGTGACTTACGACGTGAGCTGGGCGCTGGCCTCCTCCAACTGGATTGCGCAGCTCGGCTGGTCAGACATCCCGTACTCCTACGGCGGTTACGCGAGCGGCGGCGATGTCTCCTGGACCAACGGCAGCGGCTCCTCGACAGACCAAGATAAGCAGCCCGCTTCAGCCGCGAGAGCGGCGATGGTGTCGCTCTATGCCCTCGCGGACACGACCGGTGTCACTGCCACACGCTATATCGAGTTTCTCAAGATGCGGGTGTGGACGCAGACCACGGCGCCGACCATCGACTCCGCGATGCTCGACATCCTGACCGCCAGCGGGCTCATCACGGAGAGCGACCTCGAAACGCTGGACGCCCTCAACCACTGCGCCTATCGCGACCTGCAGAGCATCGCGGCCATCTGCGGCGACCTGGCCACGCGCTCGCCGGCGCTCATCGACTGGGCAATCTACGGACCACGACTCTACGATCACTATCGACCGTGGCCGACGCCGGCGACCACGATCGCACTGCAGAAGGGCGACCTGGCCGATGAGACCTCGGACACCATCGTGGGCGACTACGAGAACGCGCTCGACGGTGTCATGGTCACCTACGGCACCGACGCGACCGGCGCCGATGCCGCCTACCCGCGCGGGACGATGCGCTACGCCCTCTACGGCAGCACGGCCGCCGTCGAAGACCGTGTCGAGACGTTGGACTACTCAGGCGACATCATGAGTCCGCAACAGGCGCTCGACATCGCCACGCGCGAGTACCTGCTGCGCAGCGCCAACGCCTACCGCAACAGCGTCGTCGTGCGGCTCTCATCGATGCTGCGCACCGAGGACGGGCGCACTATCGACCCGCTCCTGCTGACCGCGGCCAATGTGTTCCTGCGCCGCACCTATGTGGTCGGCGAGCCGCCCATCTACATCACCGGCATCGACGCCGATCTCGACGGCGATCGCATGACGCTATCGGTCGGATCTCCGGAAGACAGGCAGCTGTTCTTGCCGTTCAGGCTGCCGGCGCCGAGCGTGCACCAGGTCACCAAGCACGGCTGGAAGACGGTACACGGCAAGAAGGTCAAGACGAGCTGGAAGGTGTGGGAATGAACGCAGACGAGCGCGAGATCCTCGGCATCGACGACGCGAAGGGGCTTTCCAACCTGCGCGACGCGGTGGTGTCGCTC